TAAGTATATATAATAATAAAATGATATTTATGCAAAATCAGGTACAACTTCCGGCACAAAATCATGTGGGAGACAAGTATGCATATAATCAAATGGTTAAAAATGATAAAAAAAATATAGATAAGAATGCATTAAAGCATACAAAATATATAGATAAAATATTACTAAAGAAAACTTTGGGAAATAAAAAAGATAATAAAAATTGATTAAATAAATTATTTTATGTAGTAGTTAATAAATGGTATTTTTAAAAGGACAAATAGTAATTCCTTCAGTAAACAAAATAGGGGATGATTATGCTTATAATCAAGTATGTAAGAGTGATAAAAAAAATATAGATAAAAATATTGTAAAACATAGTGAATATTTAGAAAAAGTATTAAAAGATAAATTATTTGATAATAAAAAGAATAAGAATAAATGAAATTAAAAAAATAATATAAATTAATATTTTTTTAATTAATCAGCGGTAACATGAGATAATCTAGAAAAAATAGAGCCAGGTTGTTGTGGTTCAGTAGGTTGATGAAAAAAAGTTATATCATTTGGAAGTGTAAAAGGAGTTTCAAAAATCGGAGAATTTTCTAAATAAGTATTTGAATTCATTTTATAATAATTGTATAAAATATTTAAAAATAAAAATATAAATATAATTTATAATGTCTAGTCAATATTCTGCATCAACTTTGGATGTTACTGCAACATATAACGGTGAACAATTTCCTTGTGAAATAACAAATGTAGCTTGGAATGGTCATAGTTTTAATGGTTCATTGGATGGTATTTCAATTTCTGGAACTGACAATAATGGTTCAATTGTAGCAACAGGACATTATTTTGATCATACTTATACTGCAAGTGGAATAGTGACAGGATGGAATTAAAAAAATATTATTTATATAAATAATTATAAATAATATATTAAAACCTAGAATTAAATATACTTTCTTCATTTGGAAATAAATTATCAATTTCAAGAAGAAATTCGTGTAAAGTTCGTAAAATAATAGAATGATGTTGATTTTTGAATTGGAGTTCAATAGTGTTTTCAACAAAATAAACAGCAATATGATTTTGAAAATAAGTTTCCCAAATATCAACTAATGCTTTATAATAAATTTTTATTTCATCAATTGTAGTAAAATAATTTTTATTAATGATATTATTAAAACGAAATATACATGTATTTAATTCTTTTAAGTAACAGTCTTTATAAGAATATTCACAAAATTGTTTAAATGTAAATTCTCGAATTCCTATTTGATTATGATGTTCATCACAATCACAAAAACAATCATAACTATAAATACCTGGTTCTATATTTTTTCTAGCCAATTTGCATTCAGTATGAATTTTTAAGTTATCGAATATATATTGAGATGGTAAACATACATCTAAATTTCGTAAATCATAACATAAATCATCAATTTCCATTATAATTTTTTATTACAATTATTTTATAATTTTTCGTTATTTTCAATTTTTTTATAATTAAAAAAGTATTTAAATTATGAATAATTTTTGTATTAATTTTATTGATTAAAAAGATTAAATAATATTTAAAATTGAATTATGAAATGATTTATATAGTAAAAAGGTTAAATTATATGGAATTAGTGGAATTATTGGACAAAGAGGATGTAAATATAATAGAATCATGTAAAAAATTTTATAAAGAGATTTATATAAGTTTGGATATAGTAAATAAAGAAGATGGATTTAATAAGAATATAATATTAAATAAATGTATAAAAATTGATAATATACCAAATACATTACAGGAAATAGGTAAAAGATATAATTATGTAAATAAAATAAAAAAATACTTAGAAAATAAAAATAGTGAATTTATTTATAAAATAAAATTTGATAAAGATAGTTTATTTGAGATATCAACATCAATAAAAATAAATGAATTATAAATATTTTAATTTGGGTTTAAGTTATTTTTACTAAATATATATTTTTATACGAGAACCCTTTTCAGTTAAAAAATATAACTTATTGAGAAACTCTAAGGGGGTGCATAGTATGCACTACCTTTTCATTTTCATTAAAATAGTAAATATGAGATTTTATATTACTCATTTCCAATATTTTACCAATGTTATTTGCATGAAATAATTGTTTTTTTTTTCACGCGACTTCAAGAGCAAATTTTTGCTCACCCAACCGGGTGACCAAACTTTTAAAATCTTTACTTTCTATCATGACTTCATTAGGAAAACTTGATTTTGAAGTAACAAAAGCAAAATATGTAGCTTATTTGCATGAAATAATTGTTTTTTGCTTTTAATATTAAAAACCAATATAAGTATTTAAATTTTAATATTAAAATATATGAATAAAAACCACACGATATATGGTGTTTAGTTGGAATAAGCCAAGCCACCCATACCGCTCATGATACGGAGAACATTGTAGTTGGTAGCATAGACACGGACCTTAGCAGTCTTGGTACCCTCAACAGTGGCGTTAGAGAGAACAAGCTGAAGGGTGGCATTGTCAATGCGGGAGAAGTTGCATGTGCCACTGGGCTGGTGTTCTTCAGGGCGAAGAGCGAAAGAGTAGACATTGATACCAGTGTCGGGAGTCTTGGTGTGGTGCTGGTAAGGCTGAACAAGGTCGAAGTAAGTTCCTTCACGCTCAGAGAAGCGGTCCTGACCGTTAAGCTGGAGCTTAGCAGTGACAACGGGGTTCTGACCCCAGCAGTGAAGAGCAAGAGAAGTCTCAGCCAAAACAAAGGTGCCGGCATCGCTGACACCAGAGTTGAAGTAGGGCCAGCCAGCACCTGGTCCTGGGGGAACAACACCAGGAGCAAAGTGAGTCTGGTCATAAGAATTATTTGCACTAAAAGCTGCGCCAGGGGCAAGGTGCCACCAGTCATAAGCAGTGACATCAACGGCACCGGCATCGTTGAAGAGACCAGAGCCATCAATGAATGAGTTAGTGGTAAGAGCAACAGAGTCGGGACCACCGAATGCGTGGATGGCATTGGGAAGAGCATCAACGGCATCAGTGTAGTTGAAGGGCTGAGCACCGAGAAGCTTGTAGAGAAGAGCGTTGCACTCAAGAGAAGAGCAATAGTCAACATTCTGGTCAGGCTGGACAACCCAGATGAGCTCCTTAACGGGGTGGTTAAAGTTGAGCTTGATCTTGTTGGAAGAAGAACCAACAGACTCGTCACCAGTGAACTGGAGCTGCTCAATCAAGTACTCGTGGGGGTTCTGAGCCATGCGTCTGCGCTCATCAGTGTCAAGGAAGACATAGTCGACATAGAGAGAAGCAGCAACGAGAGACTGGTTGTAAGCAGTGTTAACACGGCCACCCTCAGTAGCGCAGTTAGTGGTGTTGATGGAACCAACAGCCCACAAGCACTCATCGATGGGGCGGATATCAAGGTTGATCTTGACCTCGTGGTACTGAAGAGCAATCAAAGGAAGAGCAAGACCGGGGTTGCGGCAGTACCAGAACTGGAAGGGAACATAGAGAGTAGTCTCAGGGAGAGCATTGCGGGGAGCGCAAACCTGACGGGGAGCGTTAGCAGTGCAAGGGCCATCGACATTGTTGAAGGAGGGATCAGTGATAAAAGTCAACTCAGTGGTGTTGCCAACCATCTTGTAATAACCGGGCTGCTGGTCAACAGGGAGAGAGAGGTTGTTCCAGATGTGCATCCAGTCACCGTATTGGCGGTCAATGCGCTGACCACCGATCTCAACCTCAACCTGAGAAACAAGCTGCTCACCGGGGAAATCGAGCCAACGAGCATAAACACCAGCCTGAGCGGAACCCTTCATAGACTGATTGATCTCGGGGAGAGTAACCTGAAGGTAAGTGCGGTAGGCCAAATCACCATTACGAGAGATGGTGCAAGTGACACGACGACCGAAGTCAGCCTGACCGTTAAAAGTCTGCTCAATAGACTCCATAGCGAAGTTGGTGTATCTTTTGTAAGAAACTTTCCAGAAAGTGATTTGAGGGTTGCCCGTAAGATAAACATCCTGGGCTCCGTAAGCTACAAGTTGCATAAGACCTCCTGCCATTATATATTATAATATTGCTAAAGAAAAAAATTTTTGAAAAAAACTTAAATATAATTTTTTAATATTATTTTAAACAATTATATTTAAATACTTATTTTACTTCACATTCATTATTAAAATTTGTTCGCAAAAATGACACCAAATAATCATCAGAATATACTTCTTTCTTATTTTCATGTCTTTTGCTAAAAATATAACTATCTTCACTTTTTTTTATACTCCATCCATTCTCCAATGTATTTACTAAAAATAACATTAATAATATTTCATGCCTTAATTCTTTTGTTACTTTTTCTAATACAAGTTCATATAATTCCTCCTTTATCATTTTCTTTTTACATTTTTGCATTATCTTTTCTCTTAAATATTCTTCACTTATAATCTCTTTTTCTCTGTTATTTTTTAATATTATTCTATCACCTCTCTTCTTTATCTCATAATTTTTATCTAAATTATTTTTTATATATTTCATCTTGTAATACATCTGTATACTTATCTTTCCTTTATCTTCTAATTCCACTTTTATTGTTTCTTTCTCCATTTTAACTCTATTTTTTTATTAGAAAACAATAATTTATCTTAAACCATTTTATTTTTATTTATTTTTATTTATTAAATATTAAATAATTCTTAAATAATTATATATTATAATGCCTTCTTTTAAACATAAAACAAATAAAAAGATTATTGTTGACAAAAAAAGCATTATAACTCTTGATGGAAAACATAAAGAACTTCAATCTGAATTTGATTCTATAAAAAAAGAAATAATTCCCTCTCTTAAAAAAGAAAAAAATGAAATTCTTGAAAAACTTAAAAACTCTTCTCTCCCTATTCAAGACAAAATTGACCTTGAAGATAAATTATTTGAAATTAAAGAATCCATTAAAATCAATAATGCTAAAATAAAAAACTATTATTTAAATAATAGTAAATATATTTTTGATTATTTTGAAAATAAAAAAGAAATCACGCAAGGTACAAATAAAACAAAACTTCTTAATTCTTTTTTTAAAGTTGAAGAAGAAAATGATTCCAATAATCAAAATAAAATTAATGAAAATAATGTTCAAAAATATTTCTCTAATCTTGATGAAAATTATATTAATATTAATGATTACCTTTATTCAACCGATTTATGTCAATTTTGTTTTAAAGGTGAAATGATTCCTGTTGAACATGAAGGTATTATGGTTTGTAATGTTTGTTCTAAACAAATGATGTATCTTATTGAAAATGAAAAACCATCCTATAAAGAACCTCCTAAAGAAGCTTGTTTTTATGCTTATAAAAGAATTAATCATTTTAAAGAAATATTAGCTCAATTTCAAGCAAAAGAAACAACACAAATTCCTGAAGAAGTTCTTGAAAATATTAAAAATCAACTTCATAAAGAAAGAATTCCTTTATCTAAATTTACAAATATCAAAGCAAAAGAAGTTCTAAAAAAATTAGGTTATAATAAATATTATGAACATATTCCTTTTATTAAAGATAAATTGGGAATTAAACCTCCAATTATGACTCCTGAATTAGAAGAAACTTTATGTAGTTTATTTATGGAAATTCAAGGTCCTTATGCAAAATTTTGTCCGGATGACCGTGTTAATTTTCTTAATTACTATTACACTGTTTATAAATTATGTGAATTATTATCAAAAAATGAATTTTTACCTTATTTTCCTATGTTAAAAGATAAAGAAAAACGAATCGAACAAGATGAAATTTGGAAGAAAATTTGTGAAGAACTTAATTGGGTTTTTATTCCTACTCAGTAATAAATAAAATTATTTAATTATTATTTTATTTATTTTTTAAACTCTAAGAGGAGTGGGAAAACCAACAAGGTTAGCACCAATACCGAAACCAGCACCAGTACGAGCAGAAACTGCCAAACTGGGAACATAGACATCAAGGATAGCGAAGGTGGCAGCAGCAACCAAAGAAATCAACATAATTTCATCAAAATTCAAAGAACGCTTAGGAATAGAATAAGCGACAATAGCAACACACAAACCTTCAATAATATATTTAAGGAATCGCTTAAAGAGCTCACTAAAATCAACCATACCTCCAGACATTATTTATTATAAATACTATAAAGAAAAAAAACCAAATATAATTTGAATTTAAATTAACTTAAAATCAATTATTAACATAATTATATAATATGTCTCAAATACCTCAAGGAGTTACTATGAAAAATTTACCGAATGGTTCTGAAAATCCTAAATATATTGACCTTTTAGAAGAAGATAAACCTATTGCTGGACAAAAATTTGTATGTTTATCTTTTGTTTCACCAGAGCATATTTTGAAGCAAAAAGAGCATTTCTTTTTTGAAAATTTTATTAAGCAATGGGATTTTAAGAAGAGTTCAGAAAAATTTACTCAATTCCTAAATTTTATTAGTTATAAGTATAGTATTTCTTTTGATAAGCTAACCAGTGATTTTCAAGAGTTTGTGAAAGAGGAATATGATTCTATTTCTCAATCTTCTTTTGTTGATGACTATAAAACTTACATCGATATGAATGAAGAACTTCTTGAAGAAGAATTTGGTAAAACAAATCAATTTCAAACTTCTACTCGTGGTCTTAAAGTCCGTGGTGTTTTTCCTTCTCAATCTGAGGCTGAAGTTCGTTGTAAAATGCTTCGTGAAGTTGATCCAAATCATGATATTTATGTTGGTCAAGTTGGTATGTGGATTCCCTTCCATCCTGAAGCATATAAGACTGGTCGTGTTGAATATATGGAGGAGACTTTGAATCAGTTGATGGCTGAAAAGAAGAAGAATGAGGAGCAAGCAAAGGTTGAATTTGAGAAGCGTGTCAAAGAAACAAAGAAGAAGGCTATCGAAGAAAATATGAAGAAAGCCGAGGAATCTGGTAATAAATTAACTCAAACAATTAATGAAAAAGGAGAGCTTATTGGTATTGGTAATGTAACAACATTTGATGGTTTGGATGAGAATTCAACAATGGATGATGTGAAGAATTCGATGTTTGATGCAGAGAATGTAGTTTTAGATAAGAATTCAGACCATGGTTTATCAAAATTGACAGAACATCTTTCAATTACTCCATCGGATTCAATGGATAATGTTGATTAATTTTTAATCTCAGTTTATTATAATTACTATGATTAATTATAATAAAATAAAAAATATTTTAATTAATTTTATATTTGTTGTATTAATAAGTTATATATTATATTTATTATATTGGAAATGTAGTTATAAATTTAGATTGAAGAGAGAGTTTAATAAATTAAAAGAAAGAGGATGGAATATGGTAAATTATGATATACTTTATTTACAAAAGGTAAAAAGAAAACACATAATGAATTTTAAAAAATTAAATAATAAAGTGAATAAATGGAGAAATAGAAATGCAATAGGAGTATTATTGGATGATAGTAAATTTATTGTATTAGATTTTGATTATAAAGATACAATACAAAGTCCGGAAGAAATTAGACAAATGATGCCTATAAATACGATTATAGAAAAGACGCCGAATGGGTATCATTATTATTTTCAAAATGATTTACAAGTTCCAATACATTCAGTAATACAAATTAGTTATAATGATGTAAAAATATCATTAGATATATTAGGTAGGGACCATTTAATCATAGTGAGTCCAACATGTATAAATAATAAAGAATACAAATGGATAAATAGTCCATATGATACACAATTTGCGAAATTATCAAATTACAGATGGATAATAGATTTAATGAAAAATAAGAAACCTTTTAAGAAGATGTTTGAGAATGTAGAATTTAAGGTATCATTAAAAAATAGTTTATTTATCATAGATGATATAAATATAGAGAATGATTTACGATTTAAATTTGGAAATACAAAGACTTATCAATCAAAAATGAAATTATTGAATGGGATGTTTTATAATTTTGATGATAATTATTATTTTTTTACGAATGAAAGTTTTAATGAAATAAAATATAAAAAAAATATAATAAATGAATTAGAAAAACAAATAAATAAATTACAAATAGAGTCAATAATAAATTTAAATATTTATTATAGTAATAATATAAAAAAAAACAAGATAGTTCAGATAAACAAATGTATGGTAGAAAATTATTATAATTTATCAAATTTAAATGGTACATATGTATCAAGTGATAATGTATTAATAAAAACAAATTTTTTGACATATGAGCCATTAATAATAAGAAAAAATAACAATGAAGAAATAAAAGATAATAGAATATATGGAGGAGAGGGGGGATATATAACGATGATGTTATCAAATAGGATGAATGTACCTTGTATATGTATGGGGATAATAATAAATAAAAATAAGGAAGAGATACAGAATACAAGTGCGCAATTAACAAATTATATATTTAATCATTTTTAAGTATTTAAATTCTTGTTATGTTTTTGAACAGTCATTAAAATTCTTGTTATGTTTTTAAGTTGTTTTAAAATAGTTAGTAACCAACCGATACCTAAGTATTTAAATTAGGATAGAATTTGAACAGTCATTAAAATTCTTGTTATGTTTTTAAGTTGTTTTAAAATAGTTAGTAACCAACCGATACCTAAGTATTTGAATTAGGATAGAATTAGGATAGAATTTGGATAGAATTTGAACAGTCATTAAAATTCTTGTTATGTTTTTAAGTTATTTTAATATATATAGTTAGTAACCACCACAACATTTATCATTACATATTTATATTTTTTCATATACATATGTAACCCTACCATCGTGCCGTTTTTTTTACTTTGATTGTCGGACCTTGCCCTCTCTTTTTTACTGTATTCGGGTCATATTGCTCTTCCTCTTCATCTGAATGAATATCCTTTGACATCTCCCAAAACTCCTTCGCACCTAACTTAAATGGCCCATGCGTTTGCGCCTTATACCAAAATATTTGGTCCTGCAACTTATTCGACTTCGCATTATTGTTTATCACTAAACACTCAAAATTCTCCGTACATTGGTCCATCACTTGACAAAAACTCTCAAATGTCGGAAACATTCCCGCATAATTCTCATATATCCTTTTCCTATTCCCTATATACGGCTCTCTCAATATAAATACATAATCTATATTCGTTCTTAAATTCGGCGGAATTCCTAATGGATACTGCATCGTTATTACTAACATTATCTTCCAATGACGACCATTCATAAATAATAACCTCATCATTGTATCCTTCGTCCATTTATTATCAAATAAACAATCATCTAACACCACAAATGTTCTCGGATCTATCGTCGTCCTTTTATATGTCTCCATCTCCTTTTTCACCTGCTTCAATACCGCCTTTTGCCTTTTTAATATATTCTCTATTATCGCTGTATTATATGCATCATGAATAAATAACTTCGGCACATGCTCCCCAAAAAAACCATTCCCCGCCTCTGTTCCTGATATCACCGTACCTATCGGAATATCCTGATGATAATACATCAAATCTTTTACTAAAAAACTTTTACCAGTATCACGACGACCTATTAAAACTATCACAGGACCTTTGTTTTCATCTGGTCTAAAACTAATAGAACGCATATCAAATTTTGTTAATTGCAAATTTTGACTCATTTATATTTTATTATTTTATATTTTAATACAAAATAAATATTTATATACTTACGCAAATTCATATTTAAGTTTAAAATATTTTAAAAATATGTTTTTTATTATTTAAATATGGATATTGAATCTTCTATTGTACAAAATAATTCCAATTCTTTTTCTTTATATTATAGAAAAAATAACAATAGTTCTTTATTCACTTCTTTAGAAAATTCTTCTTTTAAACTTTCAAAACTTCAAAATTATATACCCATCTATAATGTTTTCTTTAATTTTATTTTTAATAATTTTAATTCTATTAATTTAAATTCTAGATTCTTTATTAAATCTTTACTATCTGTTCATAATGATAATTCTATGACTGGAACTGTTTCTGATTCTCAAACGAATACTGATAATATTCAAAAAAATATATTTTTAAAATTTTCTCCACTTATTGAACCTGTAAAATATTTATCCGGCAAATTTGAAAATTCTCCAATTTATTATCTTAATACACCTTCTTTTAATAATTTATGGGGAGATTCCGACCATAAATCATGTGACCCTTTTAATTCATCTTATGTTGATGGACTTTTTTCCTATTTAAGTAGTCAAATGTTACATAAACATGATATTATTCATGGATTAGATTTTTATGGATTATTTATAGGAAAACAAGAAAAATTTAAAGTTAATATTATTGATGATATTGAATATTTGGAAAAAACACCATTCTTTAATAAAAATAAAAATATTTTATTTGATATTGATGATTCTTGGTTTACTCAAAAATATAAAAATGATACCAGAGAAAATAAATCTAGACTTTTTATTAATTCTGATAATGATATTACTGAATTACAATTTGATAATTTAGATACTGATTATGAAAATGTTTTTATTCAAACTAACGATGATTTACCAATTAATAATCTTACTATTCATGAATTAGATGGTATTATTCATGAACTTGATGATTTTATTCAAGAAACTGAATGTATTTTTGAAAATAAAGAAATACATATTGAGGATAAATGTTCAACAAGTTCTTGTTCATCAAGGTGTTCTTATACAACTGAAGATGAATCTGAAAATGATGATGATTGTAAAATGGAAATTGATGAGGTTCCTGATTATGTAAAAAAAGATGAGGAAGAATTACAAAATACAATTTCCGAAGTAATGGATGAAGATAATGAAGATGATTATGAAGATGATTATGAAGATGAGGAAGATTTATTTGCCTATTTACATAATTTTCCGGTTTCAGTTATTATGTTGGAAAAATGTGATAATACATTAGATTCATTAATGATGGATGAAGAATTCGAAATGTCAGATGATGAATGGAAATCTGCATTAATCCAAGTTATTATGACATTATTAATTTATCAAAAAATGTTTCATTTTACACATAATGATTTACATACAAATAATATTATGTTTATTAAAACAGAAAAACAATTTATTTATTATTACTATAATAAGAAGTATTATAGAGTGCCTACTTATGGAAAGATTTTTAAAATTATCGATTTTGGAAGAGCGATTTATAAATTTAAAGGAAAAATAATTTGTAGTGATAGTTTTGGTCCAAATGGTGATGCAACTACACAATATAATTGTGAACCATATTTCAATGAAAATAAACCTAGATTAGACCCCAATTATAGTTTTGATTTATGTCGTCTTGGATGTTCATTATTTGATTATTTTATAGATGATTTGAGAGATATAAAAAAAATGTGTAAAGAGAGTGATTTAATTAAACTAGTTGTAGAATGGGTTACTGATGATAATGATAGAAATATTTTATATAAAATGAATGGTGAGGAGCGTTATCCTGATTTTAAATTATATAAGATGATTGCGAGAAATGTACATAATCATACACCTCAAAATCAATTAAAGAAGAAAATATTTGCTGACTTTGAGATACCTAAGAAAAAAATAAAGAAAGAACATAAGATAATGAATATTGATGAATTGCCATCTTATGTTGATTTATTTTGAAAACAAATATAAGAATTAAGGTAAGAAGCAAAAATAACCCAAATTAAGTAAGGGATAAGTAAATAAGCAGATAATTTATTCATTTTATAAAATTCTCTAATAGTTAAAATAATAAAAAATAAAAGTAAAATAGTAATAATAAAAGAAAAACATATTTTTTTATAAGAAAAGAAAATTGTAGTCCAAGATAGATTTAAAAGTAATTGAATAATAAAATAATAAAATCCATAAGAAAGGAATTTTTTAGATGATGTAAAGAATAGATAAAAACTAAGAAAAATCATGAAATAAAGGATAGGCCAAACAAAAGAAAAAGTCCAGCTGGGAGGAGTAAGTGGTGATTTTCTAAGAGAAGAATACCAATTTTTATTATATTGCATATATATTTTATAAAAATATTAATAAAATATATAATAAAAAATGATAGATTTTTTTATGTTACTAAAGACTATACCTATTTTATTTATATTGTATTTACATATAATACAAAAAATTCAATTACCATTATGGGTTTTAATTTTATTAATAATAGGTTCATTTGGTATTACAATTGTTCATGGAATGAGATTTAATATGAATTATGTAATGCATAATGGGTATAATTTATTAATCGTAGTTTTTGGAATGATTGCATTAAGTAAGTCTATGAGAAAATAGGAGAATAATAAAACAAAACAATATAAAGATATTATGTTATAAAGTTAGTTTCTCTAATTTTAAATACTTTTCATCATTTAAGTAGTTAAAATTAAAATACTTATATTTAAATAAAATAAATTATTATTTAATAATTGTTTTATAAATAATTAATAAACTATTATTTATTTTATTTTTATTTTTATTTTATGGAAATCTCTTGAAGCTTATAAAAAATTAAAAAAATATTCTACTTTTTTGTTTCAAAAAATCTTTTCTCTTTTTTGTACCAACTCTTTTCCTATTTTTTCATAAGATTTGAGAGATTTGTTTAAATATAAAAATAAATATGTATTCTTTTATTTATGTACAATATTTATTACAATTCCAATTTTAAATAAAAATTATTTTATTCTTATATTAGTATTTAAAATTCATTATATTATATTATATTATATTTCAAAACTACTTAAAAATATCTACAGTATTTTAATGATTTTCCTTTTTCCATATATCCCCCAAACCTTGCACCTTTGCACATTTATTATATTTCAAAACTACTTAAAAATATCTACAGTATTTTAATGACTTTCCTTTTTCCATATATCCCCCAAACCTTGCACCTTGTCTATATCACATTGCCCCGCAAAATGAATAAAATAATTATACCTTACACATCTATCCAGCGTTAAATCCTTATTATAATACTTGTATAATGCCCATACTACATTAAATTCATTCGGTATTATTTCTACCATATTTCTCACTTGCAACTCATATCCTATACTCGCTTGCTCTATATGAAAACTTCTTTTACTTCCTTTTAACCTTCTCACATACTTCTCAAATATTTCTCTTAACATCTTTCCATGCTCCCTCGGCTCCATCACCAATACACCCGTATTTAATAACTTATCCGTCTTTATCTCAAACCCATTCTCCCTATAATATTCCTCCGCATTCTTTATCCAAGCTCCTACCTTTTTTGCCTCCTCACCCATTCTTACCCTCTTATCCGGCTGATTAAACTCATCCACTATCCCTATCTTCCCTTTGTAATTCATATAATCATGCAACGATGGCGATTTACTATTTATTAATATATCCGCATCCACATATATTATTATATCATAATTATATGACCAATCCTGGTCACATACTAATATCTTGTTTATACTTATCGCCTCCTTATATTCGTATTTTTTTTCTAATAACTCTGTTATCACCTTAAAATCATAATTATTCTTTCTAGCATAATTCTCATGACTCTCTCTAAATAATTCATTATACCTTTTTAAATATTTCTCACCTATCGCTATAGTTATTAATAATACTCTCATTAATAACTATTTGTATTTTAAAAACCCGGACTATCCGTAAATGCATCCGGCACTGTTGGCTTTACACTTACATCCTTACTAAATTGCGCCAATAAATAATATCCTAATACACATGATATAAATACCATCAATCCATCCCTTATTAATGTCTTCAATGGCTTCGCCTCATTATTCACAAATCTCATCTCTATAAACTTCGCTAAAATAAATAAAATACTTATTACACCCGCAAATAAAAATATATTTTCCATTTACATTATACTCTAATAATCTATTCCTCTTTTTTACGAATTTTTTTATTTCTCTAAATCCTTTCTATATATATTCCTAAAATCATTATTAATCCTATCACTACACCTCCCACCACCAATGTACTATTCTCCATTTACTATTTATTCCTATTTTCTTTTTATATCATTTATTAAAAACTTACTTCCTCTAATAATGGTATCGCATCTATATTTATCTCCCCAACACCATCTTCACTCGGCATATCATCTATTGTTAATTTTATCTCTTCTCCTATCTTTAATTTACCAAACCCCTCATCATCCTCATCTTCCTCATCCTCCTCCTCTATATCTAAATCACTCAACTCATCCGCCTCTATTGATATTACCTTGTTATCCATTAAATTAAAACTTACATTTGATGATGCATTCTCCGCCTTTATTTGCTCTATGTTTATCGGTAATTCCTCCTTCTTTTCTTCCTGCCTCTTTTCCTCCTCCCTCTTCTCCTCTTTCATCTCTACACTTCCCTTCTCCTCTATATCCTCCTTACCATCTATTACTGGCTCTTCCCCTATTATTTCCTCCTTCTCTTGCACATCTGTTGCCTCTTCTACCGTCTCATCCATATATAATTTTAATAAATTCTCTACTGGAATATTATCTCTTATCGTCTGTAATATACATTCTCTTACTATTAATTCTAATTCTCTTGTATTTCTTTGTACTTGTAATGATTTCACATTTACTTCAAATAAATACACATTTGTATACACTTTTCGTGCTACATTTATATAAACATTATGAATAAAATCATCCAATGATGGTACATCTATATTTACTTTTTTTTGCTTTTGACCTACACGCATACATGATAACATCTTTAATTGAATTATATGTACACAAGTAATTAAATCATCAATATAAGCACAATTACTTTTTTCCTTAATACGATTACATTCATTTTTTATAATTGTTGGATTCCACTTAGGTACTCTCGTTAAAAAATTCTGAAATGTCATTAAATATTTTGCTTTTTCATCATTTTCTACACATAATTTCCATGATTCCTGAAATAT